ATGCGTATTTTCTTTACTTCCTGCTTGCGTTGCTTCTCAAGACAATACTGATTGTAGCACAATTATTCCTTTAATTACAGGTCTTCAAGAGTATATAACAGATTGGTTTAAATTACATTCACCCGGTTATTCAACCGGTTCCAGTAGTTCAAGTGAAGAACCTTTTCCAACGGATGAAGATGGTAGAAGAGAAAATTTGAGACAATATTTATTAAAAAAGTTACCAGGTCAAGAAGAAATGATAAATGAAGCAATTCTAAAATGGGCAGAACCTACAAAATACGATGATGATTATTTTACATTTGAGAATATCGGAGGTAGAAGAAGAACTAAGAAACGAAGAAGTAGAAACGGGAAAACTATAAAAAGGAAAACAAATAAAAGGAAAACTATAAAAAGGAAAACTATAAAAAGGAAAACTATAAAAAGGAAATAAATAATAAAAAGTATATAAATTTTATTATGTATTATTAAATGCTTTTAACGCACATTGTGTGCATCAAACGGTTAGTAAAATACACAAAAAATAGATTTATCAATAAAGCAAATGAATTGGCAACAAACATGGCATTTATTTTCTTATAATGAACAACAAATGTGTATACAATAGATAATATGCTAAATACAAAAAGGAAGCCAAACATAACAGACAGAATGTAGAAATAACCGCAGTACTCTCTTGACAACGGTCCAAAGTAATCATCCATAAACTTAGACATTTATAATATATACTAACAAAATATATTTATAAAATTTATATTTAAAACAACTTAAAACTTTATTTGAAAACTAACATAATGAGCAAATCAGTATATACCACTCAAAACGACTTATTGTTAAAAAATTTAATGGATTTTTATAAAACAGATAATGACGATGGAACTTTTAATTCGAACAATAATTTGGATAAAATGCTTAGAATTATTACAGGTACATCTAAAATATCATTACGAATTGTAGATTGGTTTGCTACAAACTTTGCTAAAAAGTTTTACACAATTTATACTATTGAAAAAACGACGGATAATATTACTAGACGTTTCAAAGTTTACGATGATTATAAACTAAAGTTAAAGGCATATTCTAAAAAAAGATTTGACCCTTTTTGTAGATGGGAACGAATAAATATTCCTTATTCAAATGATAAATTTATAGAGACCACTGTTGGTCAGTTGAATTTTTTTAAATGGGCTTTAGAAAATAAAGTTATTGATTTTGTTGAACAAAATTATGAATTAATTGAAAAGGACATGAATAGTCGTAACAGCACTTCTAAAAGAAAGGAAACAATTGTTCTAGATAATTCTAAAACCAGGAAAAAAAGAGAGGAACTATCTATTTCAGCAACAAAAAGCATTAAAAAGGAAAAGGTAGAGATCGTCTTGGAATTTAATTAAATAATATTTTTATTTATTTGTTTATTATATTCATTTAATTTATAAAATGAATACAATACAAAAACGTTTTTTATTATTCTTATTTGGTTGTATAGGTACACGTTCTTTGTTAGTATATATAGCAAAAAATTTGAGTAAACAATATTTATTTTACTTGGGCTGGTTAACTTTAATTCCAGCTGTAGGATTTATGTATATTTTTTTTACAGGTACAAGACAAACTGGGGCAGAGGTATTTGGCGATAAAATTTGGTGGAATGATTTGAGACCGCTTCATTCACTCTTATATTTTGCGTTTTCATATAATGCTATAATGGGAAACATGAATGCTTGGGTATATTTGTTAGTTGATGTTATAATAGGACTTATATCTTTTTTAAGTCACCATTATATGGTTGGTGATTTTGCGAAATTAGTGTAATAAATAAAAATAGTAAAATATAAAAACAATAAAATATAAAAGTATATTATTTTTAAAGTTTATTATTTAAAAATAATTTAAAATATAATTTAATGGGTAATACACAATCTATGAAAAAAATAAATTTTGAAGATATGCATACCGTAATAAAAACCCCAGAACAATATTTACTAATAAATACATTGCCTGTTTCAGAACAAAGTTGTTTAATAGTGTATACGGTAGGTGCTAATGATGAGGAAGCTATTATCAATAAATTTATAAAGGAAAATAAAAGCATTCGAATTATTATTTACGGTAAAAATAGCACTGATGAAAGCGTACAAAAAAAATATCAACAATTATTATCTATAGGATTTTACAACATTTATGTTTATACAGGGGGACTATTTGAATGGTTATTGTTGCAGGATGTGTATGGGAAAGAATTATTTCAAACAACAAAAACAGAATTGGATATTTTAAAATATAAATCACCACAAATCTTGAATCTATCGCTTTTAGAATATTAGTTAATAATATTATTTATTATTATATAATAATGACATACATATGTCCTGTATGTAAATTATTACCCTCTAGTCATTCATTATCAAAAGTTTTAGAAAAAAATGACATAATATATTATTATACCTGCCCATCACAAGCTAAGTTGTATTATGATGTAAAAGGTATTATAAATCATTATAATGGTGTTTTAAGTGAAATACCAGAAAACAAAGAGTGGGTTTGGATATTTGATAGTTTAGGATTTAATCTTATACATGCGATGCAGACAAATGTTGCTATTGAGTTGGCAAAATTAATTTCAAATAAATTTAGTAAAAATCTCAAAAAAATAATAATAATAAATCCAACCTTTTATATTACAATAACACATAAACTGATAATGCCATTTTTAACTAATAAAATCAGAGATATTATCGAATTAAATTATGAAACAAAGATAGTAGAAGATATCATTTTATAAAAACTAAAATATTTAACTAATATAAGAATATATTAATGGATTCAAAATATTTATTTTATGTTACATTAATAATTTCAATTATTGTCCAAATTATAACAGGAATAATAGAAGTAGGTGCGTTTTTTATAAAAGTTCCAACTATGTATTCCATAATAAGACAATTACTATTATTAGAATTGGTGGTTCAGTTTTTTGAAGGAATGTTTTACGTTTGGTTAGCGTATAATTTTACCAAGGTATTAAATGTTACACCAAAAAGATATATCGATTGGGTTATTACGACACCAACAATGCTAATAACGTTAATGATATATTTAATTTATTTGAATAAAAAAGTAGAAAATAAAACAAATGAATTGGAATTTTTTACACTTTTGAAAGATAACGCAAATACAATTATACCTGTTGTTTTGTTGAATTGGTTAATGTTACTATTTGGTTATTTGGGTGAAATGAAAATTATCCCTGTGTTAATGGGAGTATTTCTAGGGTTTATACCATTCTTAATGTATTATTATATCATTTATGTAAATTATGTAAATCAAAATACAAATGGTTACTTATTGTTTTGGTATTTTTTCTTTTTTTGGTCATTGTATGGTGTTGTAGCTGTTTTACCATATTATATTAAAAACGCATTTTACAATATATTGGATTTGTTCGCAAAGAATTTTTTTGGTGTATTTTTGAGTTATATAATATTTTCTGGAAATTATTAAAACTTATGACAAGCGACACCATTTAACGCCATATTAGACAACGCATCTGCTCGTTTATTTTCTTCTCTGTAAACATGAGTAAAATCTATATACTCAAAATGTGTAATTAAATCATGTATCTTTTCATAAAACGGACGTAATTTATCTTTTTTTAATTTATAAACACCATTGAGTTGATTTATAACCAATTGACTGTCTCCATATACAGAGAGTTTTGTTATATTTTGCGAAACAGCTTCTTCTAGTCCGAGTATTAGTGATTGATACTCTGCTTCGTTATTCGTACAATTTACTCCAATATATTTATAATCGCACCAAATTTCTTCGTTATTATTATATAATACTGCGCCTATTCCTGATGGTCCAGGGTTACCCTTACTACAACCATCAAAATGTAATTTATAATTATTTGCTTGACATATGGGATTACTCGTTTTTTTTATTTTAAGAATATGTGTATTATAATTATTGGTATTCGGTTTAATTGGTGGAAAGAAATTTAAAATAGAATAAGAAGACATTCGTTAAATTATAGTTTAAATATATTTTTATATGTTTGTAATATATAATTGTATATAATGAATATCAATTTTTTAAATACAGTGTTTTCTTTGTTTTTGTTTTTATCGTCTGTAAAATGTGATACAGAGTGCCCGAATGTTGTTCTAAGTGAAGACAGGAGAGAAAATAAACAATCTTTACGACTGATCCAATATAATGTTGAATGGTTGTTTATTGATTATTACTCTGCTATGGATTGCCCTGGTGATGGATGTACTTGGAAAACGATTGATGATGCCGAAACGCATTTATCTTACGTTTCAAAAGTGATTAGCGAGTTGAAACCCGATATTATAAATTTGTGTGAGGTTGAGGGTTGTGACGAGTTAAACGCAGTTAAAAATTATTTGGATGATAGTTATGTACCGTACCTTAAAAAAGGCACAGACACATCAACCGGTCAAAATGTAGGCATGTTAACTCGTATTGACCCAATTATCGATTTATATCGTAGCGAAGAAAAAATCGCGTATCCTATTAGTGGGACGAAATGTGGTTCAACCTCATCTTCAGGAACAAGTGGAGTTTCAAAACACTATATAACTGAGTTCAATTTAGGGGTATACAAAGTGGCGTTAATAGGGGCACATTTATTAGCTATTCCAACAGACCCTTCAAGATGCGTTCAACGAGAGGCACAGGCGCAAGTTTTACAAAATATAGTTTATGGTTATATAGGGCGAGGATATGAGATTATTTTAATTGGTGATATGAACGATTATGACGGTGAAATTTTGGATAAGAATGATGATAAACCCACATCCCGTGTTTTAGATATAATGAAAGGTTTAGATGGACAAAAGAATGGAACATATGAACTAACAAATATAGCGGTAACTATAAAGCAGGATGAGCGATTTACGGATTGGTGGGATTCGGACAATAATTGTAATACAACTTCTCAAAAAGATTATTCGATGATAGATCATATTTTAGTAACAGACAATGTTTATAGTAATATTGTTAATGCGTACATTTATCATGGATATGATGAATATTGTGGTAAATGGAATTCAGATCATTATCCTATTGTTGTTGATTTTGAATTTTAGATAAAAAATAAAAGTATATTTCAAGTGATTTATACTTTTATTTATATTTTTTATAATTTGTTTGTTAATCCAGTTTATGAATAAATTCGTCTATTTGGTTTAACCACTCATGTAAAATATGTTCTTGTTCATAAATATCTACATTTCCGTCTAATACTAATTTTTCTGTTTTAATGCCTTTTTCAGGGTCTAGAAAATCATTATGACATTTGTGGCAATCTGCCAAATAGGACAATGGTATTAATTCTTCTCCAACACGTGCTCTCTTATGAATTCGGTTATAGCAAATTTGTGGCTCAGTATTGACATAAATTGTATGGTTAAAATCAAAATCGGTAATAAAGGCATCAAACCAATTTAAATAAATTTGGTAACAAACGTCTTCGATTTTGCCCTGTTCGTACAACATCTTTGCGAATACATATTTGTCGGTATATAAACTACGTTCAGTTATAATGATTGTATCAATATTTTCATTTGCTTTAACAGCATCCTTTAAAATTTTTAGACGAGAAATATAAGCCATAATTTGGAAAGCGAATGAATACTTTTCTTGATTATCGTAGAATTTCTTCAACATAGTATTTCCTTCTTTATCTTTAATTTTCTCCCAATCATCAACCGGTTCTCTTAAAAATATTACATTTTTATTGTCCTTATAGACAGTTCTTAACTTCTCCAAAAGCGTTGATTTACCGGAACCAATATTGCCCTCAATAGATACAATTTTAAAGTTAGCCATTTTTATAATAGTTTATATAAGTTTATTGGTGTTTTTTCTTAAATCGTTTTAAATTCAATTTTTATTTTCGTTATAAATTCAAAAAAAGAGTATTACATGTCTATAAATGAACAACTATTGTGTATTGTTAATTGAGTGCGACAACTCAAGATCATTAGGAAGTTCTTGCGAAAGAGATATATTTAATATTAGAAATATGTTAATAACTAACAAAGCAGTAGAATCAAACATTTGCATTTTTACAAATAATATTGCATATTTTCAAAAAAGAAATATAACAGAAAATGTATTTATAAATTCATTTACTAATATTGAAAACACTATAAACAACTTTAGTACAAAAAATACACCAATTTTTATACATATTTCAGGCCACGGTTACCAATGTACAGATATCCATATGGTTGAATTAGACGGATTATCTGAACAAATAATATTATCTTCTGGACCACTCACCGATTACAATTTTAAATCTTTATTAAAAAAGTATATTCCAAAAGACACAAAACTACGTATTTCCGTTGATACTTGTCATTCAGGAACATTTAGTAATTTTAATTATCAATTTGATAAAAATAATGATAAAAATATGTTTGTAAAAAAATTAGATGTATTTTTTACGGATGCATTTAGTATTAGTGCTTGCGGGGATGCCCAATTGGACTCGTGTGATATAGGGAATACATTTGGGTATGGTGGAGGATTAACGTGTCATATGTTAGATAATAATAATTTAAACGAATTTTTATTAGGTGAACCAATAAAAGTAAAAAATAATTTAACACATATACTGAAAATGTTAAACCAAGAACCGATTTTATTGACAGACAATTAATTTTATGCTATAAATAAAATTGAATTGAAATAAAACATATAAACAATAAACAAACATAAAGAAAAAATAACATATTATAAAATGGACCTGAAACAAAGAAAACTGTCAAAATCTGAATGGGACTCTATTGAAATTCCAGTGTCAAGTAATGAAAATGAAATATTACAATTAATTACTAGTGGATTTTCAAACGTACATATAAAAGTTAATAAAAACGATTCTATCTTTACTTTCTTAAAGATAGAATACAATCATCAGCTCGAAGAATTTCTATACTCAAAATTCTTTGGAGACAAAATCAAAGAACTCGTTAAAGAACACCAAATTGATTTCATTAAATTTGAAGCAGATACTACATTTAAACGAACAAAATCGATCGACCAAAGTAAAATTAATAATGAACAAAGTAAAAAAGACAATATTTATTATATCAATATTTCTAGTATTGTTCGTATTAAAAGTGGTGACCAAATTCGTTTAGCTCGTATCAACGGTATTGAACTTAATACAGGCATTTATGAATTCATGCTGTTCAACAATCTGGAACAAATGATTAAACATAAAAATATTAATAACAAAAAATGGATGTACTACTATTACACTTTAAATGTATTGTTAAAAAATAGCGTTGAAAGAGCGAATCGTTATATTATTGAAATTATACAATGCTTTATTTCGAATTATGAAAAAGATATTGAACTGTTATATGTACTGAAAAATGCTGTGGAATATATTGAAAAAAATACAAGTCTACTTAAATACAGCGATTTATGTCTATATGAACATCAAAAAGAAATATATACAATTGTTCGCTCTATTAGACCTAAATTGATATTATATATTGCGCCAACCGGAACAGGTAAAACATTAACACCTCTAGGATTATCTGAAAAATACAAGGTCATATTTGTTTGCGCTGCCAGACACGTTGGACTAGCTCTAGCTCGCTCTGCTATTTCGATTAATAAGAAAATTGCGTTTGCTTTTGGTTGTTCATCTGCCGACGATGTGCGTCTACATTATTTCGCAGCCAAAGAATATACTAAGGATAGGCGCAGCGGACAAATAAGAAAGGTCGATAATTCTGTTGGTGATAAGGTTGAGATTATTATTTGCGATATTCGATCATATCTAGTGTCGATGTATTACATGCTTGCTTTTAATGATGCTACCAATATTGTAACATATTGGGATGAACCAACAATTACCTTGGATTACGCGGATCATGAATTACACTCAATCATTAAAAAAAATTGGAAGGAAAATATTATTCCTAATGTTGTGTTATCGTCTGCTACCTTACCGAAAATGCATGAATTAACATATACTATTGCTGATTTTAAAGAAAAGTTTCCTGACGCGAATATTCACAACATCGTTAGTCACGATTGCCGCAAAACTATTCCATTAGTAGATAATAACGGATACGTAGTAATGCCACATTATCTTTATGAAGATTACAATAAGGTTTTAGAAGTTGTTGAGCACTGTGAAGACAATTTAACATTACTTAGGTATTTCGATCTTAAAGAATCATCTGAGTTTATTTATTATGTTGAAACAAATGGACTAAATAAAAATAGTTCGAAATTCGAAAGAAATTTCGCATCAGTAAATGATGTCGATATGAAAACCATAAAGCTACAATATTTAAAAGTATTGAAAAATATTATTCCAAGTTCATGGCCAATAGTCTTTAATTATTTTAAAATCTCAAGAGCAAAAAGAGTAGTATCGAATAATACGATTGATGTGAAAGGCAATACCATATCCAAATCTACCAGTTTTGATAATAATCGTGTTATTTCTGGAGGAGCACAAATTAGCCGTACAAATAGTGTTCAAAATTTACCGCAAGCACCTGTGGAAACACCAGGAAGCAGCGGTGTGTATATTACTACAAAAGACGCTCATACGTTAACAGATGGTCCCACTATATTTCTGGCAAATGATTTACAAAAAATAGCTAAATTTTGTATTCAGCAAGCAAATATCCCAGCGGTTGTCATGAAAGATATAATGGAAAAGATAGAGTTCAATAATGTTATTAATGAAAAGATAGCTCAACTAGAGAGTGAATTGAATTTTGAAGAAGAGAAGTTAACATCGAAACTAACCGGAGGATCGGCTGATAATTCTAAAGAAGCTAGAGGTCTCCAAAACAAAAAAAAAGATAAGTCTAAAATAGCCAGTAGCTTAATAGATAAGACCGATGATAAGAAAATTAGAAAAATGAAAGAGGATATCGGTATTCTTAAAGGTATGATAAAACAGGCATCACTTGATGATTTATTTATACCTAATCGATTAGCACATTTGGCTAAATGGGCTCAAGGATTGAATACCTCTAATTCGTTTACCAGCAATATTGATGAGAATATTATTGTTAATATTATGTTGTTAAAAGATGTTGATGATAGTTGGAAAATATTATTGTTATTGGGTATCGGAGTGTTTACTGAGCACAAAAGTCAAGATTATACAGAAATTATGAAAAAATTGGCTGACCAACAAAAGTTGTATTTGATTATTGCTGATAGCGATTATATTTATGGAACGAATTATCAATTCTGTCATGGCTATTTGAGTAAAGACCTGGTTTTAACGCAAGAAAAGATTATTCAAGCATTAGGTCGTATTGGTCGTAATAATATTCAACAAGAGTATAGTGTGCGTTTCAGAGATGATAGCCAAATCGCTACTTTGTTTACGAAATTCGCATCGGAAGATAAACCGGAAGTAATAAATATGAATAGATTGTTTAATTGTAAAAATGTCAGTTGGAATGGACATGAATATATTGAAGTGGAATTAGAGGAAAAAGAAAAAGAAAAAGAAAAAGAAAAAGAAGAATTAGTAATTGATGATTTTGAGGAAGAAGATTTAGAAGAAGAAAACTAAAAATATAATTTGTGTTTATAAATAGATTATTGTATATGTATATATTTTTTGTTATAATTAGTATGCTAAAATTTAATTTTATAAATTTAAAATAATCACATATAATATATGGATAAATGGGGTAAATGGTTTTATAAAACTGACGAAGACAAGACTAAAGACAACGAATTTATAACATTTGTTGTTAATGGTATGAAGAATGGAAACGATATAGACCAATTTATTTTTGAACAATTCAAGCAAAATAAAAGCTTCCGTGATAAATTTAGTGATACATATTACAAGTATAAGTATGATAAAGATTATCAGGTAGAAATACATGATAGAATAAAGTCCAAACTCAACAATAACCCTACACGAGAACCCGATTATGGTAGAAATTTTATGCATACACAGTCAACCCCAGATTACAACTATGGTTATGGCGGTACGCGTAGAAAACGTCGTTCTAAAAAGGCTAAAAAAACAAGAAGACAACGAAAGAAAAGACGTTAATAATTTATTATATTATTATTATATATAATAGGAATGTTTAGAGGTCTATTTGGTAAAAAAAAAGAAAATGTTGACGCGATTATTATCGCTAACGAATTATTCTATGGAAAAATAGATTTTAACGACGTAAATATAGAGAAAATAATAAAACAAAATAACATTCCTGTTAAAATGAATGCTTCTTTAAAAAAAGATATCGAAAATCAATATTATAGATTGATGGAAATAGACGAAAACATAGAAAGAAAGAACGAGGACAAACGTGCTTTAGCTAGTGTAATCAACAGAAACAGTATTCCAGTATCAGGACCCTTAGCAAGACAACTAGGATTACCAATATCAGGTCCAAAAAATATATCAATGTCTGCGAGTAACGAAGACGAAGATGTATGGGTTACTTCATCTTCATCGATTGATGGCGGTGCGCGTAGAAAACGTATTACTAAAAGTAAGCGTAGAAAATCAAAGAAGACCAGAAAACACCGTAAAAAAAGAGTTTAAAATCAACACAATAATCTGTTTACATAAATAGATTATTATGAAAAAAACACGGAGTATTTCTATATTAGTGGCAAACATATTTATAGAACAAGGATTGGACTTAGATTGCGATCATCGATTTTTAGAAGGGTTTTGTAAATCAAAAGATAGCAATTGTCAGTTTGAAATAGCTACTGGGTCTTAACCTTTGGACATTTCAAACGCTTAATTATACATATATTATTTTGTCTTTGTAATCACATATAATTCTAAAATTTTTTAATACATTACCGCCTATTGCTCCAATATGTTTTATTCCTGTTTGATTAGTCATAAAATTATAAAAAGCATTTTTTTCTCTTCTTAGAAATTTAACATTTTTAACAATTGTATTAAATATAATAATTTCTGGTATAATAATACACGGACTTCCATCATCATCATAATTTTTAATAATTTTATATTTATCTTGTAATTTATCAAAAATATTTCCATCTAAAAAAGATATTCCATAATTTTTATTATTTCTTGCATTTGCTGCTCCTGTATCAAATAAAAATACTTCATCCTTCCCTTCAAATTGTAATTTAAATAACGCATAATTTAATTTTTTATGAAGCATTTTATAAGGTGTTAAATTCTTAGGTATTTTATTTATAAAATTAAACTTTTGTTGTATGTAATCAAATAGATAAAATTGATTTAACCAATAATCATTTCCATAAAATACAATTACTTTCTTAGGTAAATAATCTAACTCCGGTTCGTCAATATACATAGTTTTTACCTTGCTATTTAGTTCAGGATTTCTAAATTGAAATGTCATACCTCCTCCTGTATCTAAAAAACCTATAAAATCATCAATTACCTTAATAAATATTAAATTGTTTTTTAACATTATAATTATAATATATATTATAATTAACATAATCATAAAAACGACGTTTTAAATGTCCAAAGGCGTAAAATGTGTATTTCACGCATGTAAATATTGTAGTTTACTCCCCAATTCTTTATAATAATGATTATTATATGGAATAATATTGGTTAATGCCTTTGTCAATGTTTTATCACTAATTTTTAACTCTCTAATAGCATCATATTTACAAGAAAACTCTTTAACCAAATTATTATTTATATCGTATTGACCTATTCCATTTTTATATAACAAAGGTTGTCCATTTTTTTCTTCAAAATCCTGAATTAATTCTTCTTCACAATTATCATATAAAGTATAATAGTGTCCATTAGTTATAGTTTTATTTTTCACCGGATTATCTAATGCTGATATACTGTGATATCCATTTAATTGTGATGCCGTTTTTCTATCTAAGTATACATTTAAAATTTTTGTTTTATCGCTATTTAATTTGGCTATATAACCTAAACTTTGAACCTTGGTTTCCCTTGTTGGTTTAATATCATGAATAATATTTGGGTCTAAATTTCTTTCAACTAACAACCATCGAAAACCACAATAAATAGTATTTTCTTCAATAGATTTCATAATGCTTGGACGTTTTATGTTTTTATTTTCGTTCATCAATTCTGTTACTGATTCGTAAACTTTT